ATGCAGTTCGTTGAACTGCGCAAATACGAAAGGGACAGCATTATACAAGTGTTCGGAATCCCGCCCGAGATTGTCGGGATATTACAGAACTCTAATAGGGCGACCATCGAGGCCGCCGACTTATTCTTTGCTAAATACACGCTTACACCGATTCTTAAGCAAATGCGCGAGGCGTTTCAAAAACAATTAGTTCCCCTATTCGACGAGACGGGTTTGGTCGAAGTAGACTTTATCAGCCCGATTCAAGAAGACAAGGAATATAAACTCAACGTTATGCGGGCCGCGCCATGGGCGTTCTTAAAGGACGAGATACGGGCCGAGGCGGGTGAAGACCCATTGCCAAACGGCAAGGGCGCGGTCTTTATGGTTCCTATGAACCTGCAAGAGGTCGCACTCGAGCAGGTTGAACCGTCAGCGCCTACACAAGCGCCCGCAGCAAATCCAAATGAACAACCAACACCGCAAGAGCAGCCCGGTTCGGAAGCGGCTCCCGCCGTCCTGATGTCCGATGAGTCTCAAAGAGCAAAGGCAAAACAAAGAGCGCGACAGAGACAAGGACGGCGTGCTGTTACGGGCCGGGGCTATGTAATACGAGTGAGGCGGTAAAATGGGGCAACATTTACAATATCCATTCCGACTGACCTACTCATACGATTATCGGGGTCGTAGTTCAGCGGAAGAATGTCTCGTTTGCAACGAGAAGGCCGAGGGTTCAAGAGGTGACGATGAAAGAACTGACTGATTATGAAAAAGGTTTCCTCGATGGACTAATCGACGGCGAGGGTAGTTTAGGATTGCATAGGCAACCTGTGGATTATACGCCAAAAAGCCGAGTAGCAAAACGTGGATGGAAACCTGAGATTCGGTTATCGGTCTCAAATTGTTCCGCGGAGTTATTTAAAAAGTTGCAAGATGTTCTTGGCACAGAAAGAAACTTGATAACGAAACCTCCAAGAAAAGAGAATCATCAAGTTAGTTATCAATTGGCATACGGGCATGCAGTTCTAAAATGGTTACTGCCACAGCTTTCTTTTTCAGTTCAGGAGAAAGAACGACGGCGGCTATTGGCATTAAGGATTCTTCCATTGCTCAAGAATGGCAACAATCAATATACAAATAGCGTTGAGCACGAACAAACGCTTTCAGATTTATGTGACGAATGGGAGATTCCCTCCGACTCCACTGAGGATGTTTCCTATAGGAAAACGGGGGTTAAAGAATGACACTTGCAAAAGAAGTCAAGCAAGGCAAATTAATCGAAAAGATATTCAAGGTCGACAAGCCGGTCGTCGATGGCGACATGACTGACCCAAACGCACCTCTTATATTCACGATAACAACGGACGTCGTTGACAGAGAAGGCGACGTAGTTATGCCGAGCGGCATAATGGTCGGCAATTACAAGAACAACGCCGTGATGCAATGGGCGCACAAATACGACGAACTCCCTATCGCTAAATCAGTCGAGATGTGGGCGACCAAAATCAAGGCCGTCAACAAGAGCGGCGAGGACGTTGAACAAGACGCAGTTCAAGCGGCTGTCATATTTCAACCTGACGACAATTATCATGATTCATACGCGGGGCTTCGCGGTTCGATGGTTCGGCGGATGTATCTCACGGGATTCCTCAATGCTGTGTCGATTGGATTTGACCCGCAGGAATGGGAGGAACTCGAGCACAAGATTGACGAGGCCGATGGCAAGGGCGTATTAATCCAAATTACCGACGGAACAAGGTTCACATCTTGGGAACTTCTCGAGTTCTCGGCTGTGCCTGTTCCTGCAAATCCACAAGCACTCATGCAGCGGAGCAAGGAGTTCGGCATTGACAAGAAGATAATCAAGTTGTTCCTGCAAGAGATGACCAGGTATTGCACAGAGGACGACGGCTGTCCCTTAAAAGAGAAAGCGGTTATTCCTTACAAGCAAACGGGCAAGGCCCTGGATACTGCAACATGGAGCGGGCCGAGTGAAGTTGCGGCAGCGGATGTCAGCGACCTTGAGATTATGTGCACTTGGAAGGCCGACAAACCGCCCGCAGATTTGGTCAAGAACGATTTTAAGTTGCCACATCACACGGCGGACGGTCACTTGCTTGTCAAGGCGGGCCTCATTGGATGCGGGAATGCAATGCAGGGCGCGAGAGGAGGCGTCAATATTCCCGACGGAGAGATGGGCGGGGTCAAGACGCACCTCGAGAAGCATTATCATGAGTTTGATATGAAAGCGCCTTGGGAACCTAAGGGTTACACGACAGGAGACACGACAGGAGACAAAGCGGAGGCGTGGACTTGGACAAATATGTCAGAGTCGCAGGAGGAGAAGATGACTAACGAAAAAATAGAAGCTTTGGAAAAGCGAGTAACGGAACTCGGCGCGGCAATGAAGGCAGGACGTGTCCTGAGCACATCAAATGAGAACGACCTCAAGAAAGCGGACACTATGCTTGATGACGCAGGAGAACTTATCGAGGGCGTTCTCGAGCAGGTAACAGGGACGCCGGTCACAGAACCGACGGACACAGGCAGCGACGTCAAGCCGCCTACGGGAACGCCGCCCGCACCGCCTAAGACGATTGATGTAGTTCTCGAGCAGTTTAAAGGGGCGACAGTCCCGGACGGCGTGAGAATCACGACGCCTGACGGCAAACTATACGAGGTAAAAGACGGCGAACCAATCGAACTCAAACCCTCAGTCGTTGAGGTTAAAGACGAGGACGAGATTGAGGTCAACGTGAATGACCTATTAGAAGTCATTAATGCAGAAGCAGAACCGGAGGTCGTTATGTCGGACGACGATATAATCGAAGTCGACGCAAACGAACTCTTAGCGGTCATTAATGGAGAGACGGAGGAGGCATAATATGGCAACAGAAATGAGTCGGGAGGACTTGTTCGCTTACGTTAAAGAGATGAAGCAGCAAGAGGAAGCACCCGAAAAAATAAAGATGACCCGTAAGCAGCTTCAGGAGTTCCTCTTGAAAGGCACGGGCAAGTCTAAGGAACAACTAAAGGACGAAACAAATGGAGCGATTCGTCAGCAAAATTGGGCGATTCGACAGCAACTTGCGGGAGAAGCCGCATACGTTGAAGCAAACAAGAACGAAGCAGTCGACCCACTATTCGGTCTCGCACTTGCACTAGCGGCAGGGAGAGGTCACATAGGCGACGCTCAGGTTTATGCTCAGAGGCGATGGGGCGACAAGTCAAAGGTCACTAAGGCTTTGAACGTGGCTGTCCCGACAGGCGCGGGCATGCTCGTTCCCGAGACACTCTCACCCGAGGTCGTAGAAATGTTGCTTGCGCAAACAGTTATGCGAAAGCAGGGTTGCACGATTATCCCTCTTGTCAACGGTCAACTTACGATGACCCGGCAAACAGGCGGGGCAACGGCGGCATACCTCAGTGAAGGCGGGAATATTGGATACTCGCAAATGGCAGTCGACCAATTTACTTTGCAGGGCCACAAACTCGGCGCTCTAACTGCAATATCAACCGACCTGCTCGACTTTCAGCAAGCAGGAGTCAACGTTGAGCAGATGGTTCGCAGGGACATAGTCACACAGATGGCTCTTAGAGAGGACTTGGCATTCATGGAGGGTAACGGCGCACTCGCAACACCTGTCGGCCTGAGAAATCAGATGACCGCAGCAAACGCGATTGCAATGACGGCAGTTCCTACGGCAGTGACGGCAACGACCGATGCTGCTCGAATGGAGAATGTTCTCGACAACGCCAATGTGCCGAACACTAAGAGAGGATGGATAATGAGGCCTGCTCAGAAGAATTGGCTCTCACAAGTTAGAGAGGCAACGGGCGCTCTAGCATTCCCGAGTGTTCAGGCAAATAATACATGGTGGGGACACCCCATTGCGACGACAACTCAAATCACGATGGATGCACCGACGACTAACTACGTCTATCTTGCAGAGTTCCCCGAACTGATTATCGGCGACGCAATGACGATGAGGATTGATGCAAGCACAGAGGCAGCATACGACGTTGCCGGAACTATGGTCTCACCCTTCTCAAGAGATGAGGCAGTCATTCGGGCAATCTGCATGCACGACTTCAACATGCGTCACACAGGCAGCGCCGCAGCATTAACCGGCGTAACATGGGGCAACGTGTGAGCCTGTAAATGGCTCTCACATTAGGAGGATTTAACATGGCAAACAAAAGGGCAATGTTGAGCAACGTTGTGACGAAGTATCTTGACATTCCGCGAACGATGACGGCGGGGGCGACTCTTACAAATCTGAGTCCCGCATTCGCCGTCGGAGCGGACAAGAAGTTCCTCGCAGCAAAGGCGCTATTCTCGTTCGTCAAAGCGGGAAGCGCAGCGGTCAACGTGCAAATCGAATTGCAGAGCGACACGACCGGCGACGTCGCCAGCGGCGGGGCATACAGAAGCCTCACCAATACCGACGGCGTGACAATAACGCCTCTCGGAAGTGACGCGGGGCACGGCTACATTGCAACGACAGGAAACGGAGTCGTCGAGGCAAACTTTGACCTGAGTCAGGTAAAAGCCGGAGCGAACCTAAAGATTCTTGTGACTTGCACGTTCGTCGCGGCTAACACCGACACGGTTATCGGAAATACAGTTTTGCAACTCGCCGCAGCACGTAGAGAACCGCCTGTGAACACGGTAATGACAACGACGGCGTAGGAGAGCGCAATCTCTCCACTCCTTTATTTTTAGGAGGTGGATTATGGTCAACTTATCTTTGACACAAGCGAACATTGATGCGTTCGCCGCATACATCGCAATGCGATTAGCACAGGACGGCGCGACAATAACGAACGACCAAGCAATGACGGAGCTACTTATGATAGGCGGCATTAACATCGCAGGCACAACGTCATCGAATGCTGGTGGAGTCAAGATACACGGCGGTCGATTCGTATGAAGTTAGTTAAATTTCTAAAGGACTACGGCGGCTATGTTGCGGGCTCATATCAATGGTATGAGGAAGTCATGGCCGACACACTAGCAAAGAACGGCCTCGCCGAGATTTACATTAAACCCGAGGTTAAACCAATGGTTGAACCCGAGAAAGAAAAAGAACCCGAAAAGAAGCAGGTCAAGAAAGCACCGAGAGACAAGATGGTCAGGTCGCCGGGCAAATCGAAGTGATGCGCTATGCCCGGTAGAAGCAACTTAGGCCCGAACAGTGTCGACACAGAGCAGATTTACGACGGCTGTGTCACAATGGCAAAAATGAACGTCGCTGACATGGCAACGTTCTCGGCAGCAATCACGGCGGCAATTGCAGCATCACAGAAGATAGTCGTCAAATATATCTCAGTAAATATGGCTACAACAGGAACGGTCGTAACGCCAATATGCACGATTCCAAGCATGTCATTCGTCACTGACGTATTCACCGTTTGCGAAGTTGCGTCAGATGGTAACGGGACGATAAACGTTGGAGATGCCGACCTTGCAACGGGCTATATGATAAACGCGAATATCACCAAGACGCTTAATGCAGTCAGCGGAGCCGACTACAAAACAAGAGGTGCATATCTCTACACTCCCGGCGCTCAAGACGGCACAACGCCATTCGCAGTTCAAGAATACGGGCATCCAATAGGTCGGTTCTATCTCGCACCCGTTGTCGCTAATGTGACGAATGTTAAGGGAACAAATACCGTCGGAACTATGGGCGTCTATCTGATTTACAAGAAGGTGACACCATCATGACCGAACTAGACCCTGTGACATACGGCGTCCCGGTGCGAATCGTCGGGACTGACCATATCGTCAAGACGCATATCACGCACGACGGCGGAGCAACACAACCTCTCGCAACATTTGTTGCGGGAACGATAATCACGGACATAGTTGTCGTCATAACCGAAGCATTCAACGGAACGCCGACGATTGACATTGGTGATACGGATGCGGACAGTTTACTCCCGAACGCGGGAATCACAAAGACGCTTGCCGCAGTCAGTGGAGAGGATGAATCAACGCGAGGAGTTTACCTCTATTCAACGCACAGGCGTTGCAAGTATCTCGCGGCAGGAGCGACATTCAACGCAGTCCTCGGCAGTCTCGGAACAACAACGACAGGCGAAGCGGACGTTCTCATAACGTATCAAGGGCCTTAACGCAAATGGGTGAGACTCAATATATCAAACCGGTTGACCCGCGAAGCACGCACAAACTCGAGCGGCTTCGCGCTGAATACGAAGTGTTCTCTCCAAAGGTTCACATCCGCAACAACGTGTTCCCATTCCCGGAAGATTATCACAACTGCCAAACATGCCGGGAGAGTCGCCTATTACAACGGCCCGAACCCGGCGTGATTAAAGTTAAGTGCATATTACAGGCCGATTGGATAGAGGAGAACGAGGGCATAATCGACAACGGTTGCCCCGGTCACAGGCGGAAGATTCCGAGGAAGGACATTTAGGAGGAACAATTATGACGGGTATTATGTACAGAGGGGGCGTGATTCGACTTCTCGGACACGCCTCGGAACGGTGCGGCTGGCTGACAACGCCTGACGTGTATTATGCGGCGTTGTCAAAGACTGCATACGCACCGACAAGCACGGATACGAATTACCAAACAATCAAAGCAGCGATGGAAGTCGCCGCAGGTGGAGGCTATGCCGTAGGGGGTAAGGCAATTACGCCCGTTCTTCCGGCTTACTCGAGCGATACGTACGACTACATAATGTGCGATGCGAGTGACCCGGCAGCATGGACAGCGGCGACATTCATCACCGACGGGTCTTGTATATGGAATGACTATCCAACGAACGACCCTCTGATATGTTGGCTTGACTTTGGCGGAGATAAGTCGGTCACAGCGGGGACTTTGACTGTCGTCTTTGATGCAAAGGGCGTATTCAGAACAAAGATTTCGTTCTAAAGATTTGAGGGCGAATGTGCGAGCAGGAGGCCGGAGAGAGTGTCGCAGTTCATAATATATGGCGGTTTTGCGAACTCGCTGTCATGGTACAATTGGGGCAGCGACGGGACGACCTATACAGGAACCGCCAACGCGAACCACTATGGCACACAATACGGCCAACCTTATTACGGCGTCGGTTGGTATGGCTCTGAGCATATCAGCGTTCCGAGCGGCACAAAGAACTCGTATCCCGCGAACAGGCAACAATCATTAGAGATCGGATTAAAGTATAACGGCCTCGGAGTGAACGGCACATATGGCCATCTTTGGGACAAAGGAGCCGGTGGCGTTTCTGTTGGCTATCAGGTCATCAGCGGGCAACCTCACCTTGTCGTTTATTTCACCACGTCGGGCAACCCTGCATATTGGATTAGTGACTCGTGGTATTTCACAGCGGGGCACAACTATTACTTGCAGATAGCATGGGGACTGCCCGCCCCGGCAAGTTGCACAAACGGCAACGTTCACGTTCACATAGGCGGGGATTTGAACGCGCCTCAGCATATCTCGATGAACAATTGGCAGGCGGGAACGGGTTCATGGTATAACGACGCTGGCAGCGGCTTGATGCTCGGCAATTATCCCGGAAACAATTACAATTTCTCCTCGTCGTTCTATGTGATGCGCGAGTTCGATACAAAACAGAATTGGGACTCATACTCCGATTGGGCGTCCGACCTTTATCGTTGGTCTCCAACGCAGGACACAAGCATATCATGCGCAACGAGCAATCCGACCCCGCCGATTGGCGCGAACTATAACATAACGGGAACGCTGCAAACGATGGGAGGGACGAAACTCTCGGGCAAGACCGTTATCTATTGGCGCTCGACGGATGGCAAAGTAACATGGCAAAACGTCGGGACGTCAGTCACAGATGGCAACGGCAATTTCTCCAAGGCGTTTACGGCGGTTGCGGGAACGGTCTATTATGGCTCATACTTTGCAGGAGACTCAGGATATAACGCGAGCAGTTCAGCGCAACAACCATCGGTCACAGGACAGTCAGTCAACGCGAGCGCATATCCGGCGGTCATAACAACCGAAGCAAAGCCTATCGCACCGGGTTACGGAGACGCAGTCTATCCGAACGTTATCAGTTGCGAAGCGGCTCCTCTCGACGGCATAACGTTGAACCTCGGCGTGAATGCGACGGTCGTCGGATGCGAGTGCGATGTGATTCTCAATGACGAGGGAATGAATTGTTATCCCGACATTCTCGGTCAACAAACCTACTGCTTCCCGCCCGGGATTCAACTCGACGCGCAAGCGATGGATATGCTTGTCTCGTTACTCAGCACTCAAGTCCTCCCCGGCGTTCTCGAGCCGGAGTGCGGGCCGTCGACGAACTATCAGTTTGTCATGGTCTCAGAGGACGCACCGACGAACAACGTCGGCGCAGAGTGCGGCGTCCTCGACCCGATAGTCAAGATAGACTATCCTGAGATTCTCGAGGTCGATGCAATTCTCGAGGAGATTCTCGAGGCGGACGCGCATATTGAGGACACGATTCATATTCCAATTACGGTCACAAAAGACCTTGAACTTCAATTGGAGGTAACAACCGAATGACGACAACCTTTGATATTCCTATGGATGAGCGTGCGTCGTTGACAGTTAAGGTCAACACGAAGCACCCCGACGGTTCGAGCAGAGATATAACGGGGGCCTCAATCGTTTGGAATGCTGCGCACAACGGCGAGCAGGTAATTGAAAAGAGCACGGGCGAAGCAACGATAATTCTCGGAGACCCGGTCGATGGGAGGATAACGTATTTCTCATTCACCTTATTGCCCGCTAATACTGACCTCCCCGATACTGCGGAATACGGAACGGCGGTCGTCTATACGCATGAAGCGAGAATCACGATGGATGACGCGAAGCAATACCTCGCAATACGAGGCAAGATGTTCATTATGCCGAGTCAAACATGAGTTTCATTGAGAGTATCAAGCCGAACCTGCGACCCTTCATTGAGTCAGAGATGGTTCACAACGGGCCGACGGTTCCGATGCAACACAGGGACGGCGAGATTGAACTCCGCACGATTGTCGAGGCGAAAGCATACGACCCGAGAGTGATTATCAAAAACGAATGCGTCCCGCGTCCTTGGGAGATTGAGAATTGCACGACATGCTCACACGGCACAAACTTGTTCTCAGTGATTCGGGAACAATATTTCTTTTGGTGCGCGATGGATTGCAAGAAGCACATCGGCGATAAATTTGCCGACAACGTTTGCGGACTCGGGTTTAAATCAAAAATCAAGAGACCGAGGAAGGGATACTTGGAGGGAATTGAAAGATGACGAGCGCAGTATATGACAACGCACTTTATCACTTTGGGATAGGGGAAGTAAATTTCACGACCGCCTCAAGGATTTGGGCGACATTGGAAGGGAATACGGGGCCGACGAAAACACACGCGCACTACTCAGATATTGCGGGACAACTCGCAGCGTCGGGCAACTACGTCCTCGGCGGCGCGACCGATACACCAGGAACATGCACAGTCGTCTCGAACGTCACACAGTTCGATGCGCCTGACGCGGCATGGACAGGGGCCTCGTTCTCAGCATACTTCTCAATAGTCGATTGGGGCTCAACGGCAACGACGGCAGCGAATCCGCTTATGAGTTATCACGACCTCGGCGGCATTCAAACCGTCACAGTCGGAACGCTCACATTGCAATGGGCGGCAACGGGACTGTTCACACTGACGTCGAGCGCAGCAGCTTAAACGGAGACACAAAAAGAGGATGACGTTTTACGCGCATGTCGGGTCATTCGTCGGGAATGGTGTAATAGCCGACCAAGCAATAACGGGACTCGGCTTCACGCCGAAGGTTATCATATTCTTTGGGAACGGCTCGGCAACGCTTAACGCGGGGTGGGTTAATACGTGGGAGAGTGTAGTATCCTTCGCTGTATCATCCTCAAGTTACGGAAGTGCGGCAATTTCTGATGTTGCGGCACATTCGCCCACTGCGTCAAACCGCCTGATGGCTGCGAAAGCATATTCCTTATGTTGGTCAAGTTCTACGTTTGATACTTGCACACTAAAGTCATTTGATGCGGACGGGTTCACGCTAACATGGTCAATCGCCTCAATTCAAACTATGGGTTATCTTGCACTCGGCGGAACGGACATTACAAACGCCAAAATCGTTCAATGGACAGGAAGCGCAAGCACCGGCTCGCAAACAATCTCAGGAGTAGGATTCAAACCCGACTTAGTGATAACGATAGGAGATGAGGACGATTCAGCACCAAGGCTAACGACAATAGGAGTTCTGCAAGTCGGTGCGGCGGAAGCAGAAGACCCGAACGCCGTTCATCAATTTGCACTTGATACATTCATGCAAAACGGCGTTACGACCTCAGTGACAGGTCGCGCACAACTTACGGACTCAATGAAGTTATGCACAGGAGCAGCGGCTTCTATCACATCGAAAAGTGCACTCACAAGCATGAACTCTGACGGGTTCGTTATTAATACAACAGTCGCAGGGGCGGCGCACGTTCATTATAGCCTCTGTATCCAGGGGGGCGCATATCTCATCGGGGCATTTAATAAATCAACAGCGGCAGCACCGACGACGAATACTATCTCCTGCAATACGATAACTCCGAAAGCGATAATGCTTTTTAGCGTGGCAAATACGACCTCCGCCTCAGAGGTTGCAGGAGCGCGACTCATGGTCGGCGCAGATGACGGCACGAATCGAGCATGCATGGCACTTCAAAATAAAACGGCGAATGCCGGGTCATATAATTACCAACAAATGTTTAGTGACCGGAGTATCGACGTTGCGAACAACGACACGCACACGGATGAGGCAGTCGGAACCGTCGGTTCATTTGGATTAGGCACGGCAACCGCCTCATTCCCATCAACGAACAACGCAGTCGCAACGGAGATTTGTTATATCATATTCGGCGGGTCGAATAGTCCGACCGTTTCAATGCCGTGCCCGAGCACAGTCTCGGCGAGCAACGTCCCGACGCCGCAAGTCACAAAGCCTTTAACAGTAGTCCCGGGAACGTCCTCTGCTTCTAACAAACCGACGCCGCAAGTAGGCCCGACGATGAGTTGCCCCGGGACGTCAAGCGCCGCACTTGTGCCGACGCCAAAGGTCAACGTTACATCAATGCCGTGCCCCGGAGGAACCGCCGACCCCGTCGCCGTCACGCCGAAGGTCTCGCCCGGAATCTTAACGTGCCCCGGCACAACGTCAGCAACCGGCGCAGTCTTGTCAAAAGTTACAAAGATAATGCCCGTTCCCGATGCAACAGCAGCGGCGGGAATCGTCACGGCGCTCCCGAGCATTGCAATTTATCCCGCAGTCGTCAACGCGGAGGCGTATGCACTCGACCCGTCACTAACTATTGATGCGCTTGTCGCGACCGTTGTCATTGGCTCAGAGACGTATGTACTTGACCCGAGCGATATTGTCGTTTGGGACGGGTCATTCTCGACCGACCTGACACTCGACGAAGCGACGGACATTAAGATTTATGGAGTCGCCAAGAATCCTGACGGTTCACCATACAATCTTGCAACCGCGACGATTGAGTGGAATATGCGTGACCATAACGGCGACATTCTCGCACTCAAATCGACAGCGGACGGCTCCATTATAATAGATTCCCCGGAGTTAGGTATGTTTCATTTTTCGCTAACGCACGTCGACACGGACTTCAATTTAGAACCGACCATAAAAAAGCCTGTTGTTGCACGTCATGAGGCGCGTGTGATTGACGGGGCCGAACAATTTGTCGGACTTCGGGGTCGAGTGTTCATTATGCCAAGTCAAACGGGAGGGAGTTGAAAAGGATGATACGTAATATTAAGATTGTCACGCCGCCGACCGACTATCCGCTCACCGTCGACGAAGCGTTCACCATGCTTAAACTCGACACAGAGAACCCGGCGCTCTTAGATGAGAAAGCATTAGTCACCGAACTAATCGAAGCGGCGACGCTTAAATGCGAGCGGTTCACGGGCCGGGCATTCATGACACAAACGCTCAAGATGATTATGTCACCTGAGATTAAGCCGACAATCACCGGGGGCGTGATGACATATTACAGCGAGAACCTCCCCGAGACTATCCCGGTTTGGAGGCCGCCTTGTCAGGAGGTTCATTCAATCAAGGTGATAGGGCAAGACCTCGTTGAACACATAGTCAACACGAGCACGTATAACGTTAACATCAATCAGGAGCCCGCGTTGATTCGCCTTAACTTCGGGGCCTATTGGCCGATTTATATTCGTGGCTGGTATGAGATTTGTTTTGAGGCGGGGTATGGAGACGCACCGGGCGATGTCCCGAAAGATATTAAACACGCGATACGCGAGACCGTCGCTCAATGGTATGCTTCACGAGAGAACTTAGATTATACACTTCCTACTCAGGCGGTCGACCTTCTCGATGATTATGTAATTGATGTGAGTGATTTATGAGGTTCTAAGATGGTACTCCCTAAATTCAAATGGTCTGAACAAACGCCAGGCCTTGAGAATAAATGGTCGGAGATGTGGAATAAGGTCACGATTCAGCGACCGGCGGGAGTAATTGACGCGGCAGGAGCAACGCCTAAAAAATACCCGGAAGATTGGGCTGACTATATCGTAGGACACGACGGCAACGGCGTAAGTGCAGAGATAACGGAGCCGACGCCCGAGGACGCGATTCTCGCGTTTGAGTCTAACGTGCGGCTGACGCACAAAATCAAGGTTCGATATGACGTCAGGATTAAGCCGGGCATGCAAGCGACCTATTGGTTTGAGGGACGGTATCACAGGGCCCGCATTCACACGGTAACTGACCCGGGGTTCAATCAAATATGGATGATTCTCGGGGCGGTCGAGCAAACAACGCAGGGAGAGGAGTATCTCTAAATGGCAAAGTTTACGATGTCAGTTGACGGGACGAGTAGTCTCAGGTCACGGTTCGACGCTGCCGATGGTAAGATAAGAACGCAGGTTATCAAAGACCTCAACCGTTACGGCGTTATCCTTGCCTCGAAACTCAGAGAGGGCGCACCAAAGGACGAAGGGAACTTGCGGAAGCAGATTCGTTCATTCCCCGCGACTGCAAACGACCCGTTTGTCACGATTCGAGCGGGGGCGATATACACGACATGGCAGGACGAGGGAACAAAAGCACACTTCCCGCCGCCCGAGGCGCTCATAGGATGGTCAAAACGTCACCCGTTCAAAGATGATGATGGCAAGAAGATCTCGCCCGAGTCCGAAGCATTCCTTATCGCTCGAGCAATCGCAAAGCGCGGGCTCAAGGCAAAGCACTTTATTCCGCCCGCAGTTGAACCGGCAAAGAGCGAGGTCGTGCGCATATTGAAGTCCTCCTTATCGGCGGTGAAGATATGACTGATATGATTAAGAAGTGTGCTCAATGGGACTTGCGGGTCCTGGTTCGCGCCCTTCTATTCGAGAGTATAAAGCTTAGGGACGCATGGGTTCCGGTATTTGAGACAATTCCGGCGGGCTTTCCGCTCCCATATATCGCACTCACCGATTGTAGGGCATCGAACGGCGACACGAAGTCGACTATTGAGGATGACTATATCCTTGACTTATCAGTGTTCACGGACTACGGCGGAACTATGGACAACGTCGCAATCCTGAGCGCCGTTTATGAGGTTATATCGGACGCATGGAACACGGGGACTTTTCAGTTCGCGACGCCGTGCGACTTCGCTATTACTATATTTTGGTTCGGTGACTGTGAGACCCGGCTTGAAGCAGAGAAAGGACTCGCGACGAGAATCAAAGAGGAACTCGAGCAATCGAAACTCGAGTTGATGATTAGAGTTAAACAACTGCGATAGTTTCCTATGGGAAACATACGGGGGGGGTGATAGCATGGCAAGGAAAACGAAAGCAAAGAAGATTGAAACGGACGCGATATTGACGCCTATTAAAGAACCCGCAAGCGATATGTGGGCGATTTATGAACTCGTCGGTCAGCGTCTAATAGATGAGGGGATTATGGTCAACTCTGACACACTCCCGGAAGTAGAGATACAGAGTAACTTTGTTGATGATTGCATGGCGATGATACCGCAGATAACCGGAGCGCCGCCCGAATACGCGCCTTTTAATTTCACGGCGCGGATGACGTGCGTAGTCGCTAAAGGCTACGAGACGGGAACCCGGTTAGAGATTCTCAAGAACGCGGTGCGAGCAGCCTTCATGAGAGAGCCTCTTGTGATAAAGAGTTACACTGTCTCTCCGATTGTTGTCGGCGAGAAAGACACAAGAGAGGTCGGGGTTCGGAAGTCCGAACTCACGGTCGTCATGAAAGTCGAGAAGATTATAAAAAAAGGTAGGTGATAGAACATGGTAAGCTGTTATCCAACAAGCTTCGAGAACGGAGCCGACACGAGATTGTATGTCGATGCAAACCTGTCGGGCGTCCCCTCTTGGTTAAAGGTAGGGGGCGAAACTACGAGCAAGATTAGCGTCAAGCCGGTCGCTGCTCAAGCAACGAACAAGGATGCACAAGCAGGATTGAGCATGCCCGTCGGTTATGATTGGAGCATGACAGGCGAGTGTCAATGGGACTTGGATGACCCGGGACAAATGCTGCTTAGAGCGATGCCGATGGCATTGGAATTAAGGAGAATCGCATGGAAGCCAAAAGGGTCAACGATTGGCTATTATGGGTATGCACTCGTCGGATGGGACGCAGATGCAACTCAGAGGGCAATCACAAAGATGACCCTAAACATCGACGGTTGCGGCGAAATAGTCTATGCGTGAGGAGTGAACAAACATGGTAGCGCCTATAGTCTACACACCGCACGACATAATTCTCGCGGGCCTCGACATGACAACGCTGCTCGCAGCGGCTGAGACGCCCGCCGACACAACGGGCGACTCGTTTGCCAATACAGGTCGCGAGTATTTCGTGCATATAAACGCGGACGGCGCGAATGCTAAGACGGTGACATTTAGCGAGAACGCTTGCTCGTATGGCGTGGAGCATGACCATTTGGTCTCAACGCCTCTCGGCAAGACGTATTACTACGGGCCGTTTCCGACCGACCAATACGGGACGTCAATCCCGGTTGTGTATGGAGGAACGGGCGGTCTAACGAACGTCAAAGTCTTGGTCATTCGACTGCCTACGATGAGTTAAAGGAGTGAACAAACATGGTAGACCCTACGGATATTGCTCCGCAAGTATCGACATTGGTCGACACATTGGCATACGTCCCGCCTCACCCTGATACGGTCGGGCTGAACGCTGTGCCTCACACACTTGCAGGGGCCGACATATCGACCGGAGTCACGTTTGAGAACACGGGCCGGGAGATTGTGCTATTGCGCAAGACCTCCGCAACCGAGTTAATCGTCACGGCGGATTGCCCGAACGCCTGTTCTCAAGGCTACACGACCGAGCACGATGTCGTTGCTCACATACAAGCCGGAGACGCGACGCCAACATGGAAAGTTCTCGGGCCGTTTCAAAAGAGCAAATACAATCAAACAACGGTCGCAGGAACGAACCGGGTTCTCTTAACATTCTCGGGAGGCACGACGACTATTGAGTTAATAGTCCTAAAGGCCCCGACAGTTGGAGAATAAATTTTGAAAGGAGTATAAGAAAGAATCCACATGCCGAATTTGTATAAGGGTGAGGTTGAGATTAGCCTCAAAAAGTCAATCGCTAAGAAGTTATTGCAGCCTAAAGACCACAAGACGGTCTTTCTGAGATACAACATGGAATCAATCGGAGATATGGAGGTCGTGTTCAAAAGCAAGTTTGGAAGCGACACTTCAATATTTGAAATCCTTGAACGAAACAGGGAACACCCGATTAAGGTCAGTGTATTCGAGACGATAACGATGCTCGAGTATGGGTTGAAATCGCAGTTCGGAGCGATGAATTACAGCCTCGCGGCTTCGATACTCGACAACGAGAACATACAAGACGTCCTTGACAAAGTAACCGACGCATTGAACATCGCGTTTAAAGGGACTGTCCCGATGGAGGAGGAGGACGAGAAGTCCGTCAAAGATGATTTACCTTCCGTGGATACAGCAGTTGAAGGGGATGGTAAGTCAAAAAAGTGACGGACTTTGCGAGTTGGATAGAAGATACACTTCCGTTCGCGCTCGGGCCTCTCTGTATGACGCACGACGAGTTCTTTGAGTTGTGTCCCTTCCAATTCACGCAAAGATACAACGGATGGGTAGAACGCGACCGACAGGCAGCAATAAAACATGCTCAGATATTGGTCACGATTGCCAATGCGAATCGCGGGGACGATTCGCAAAAGGTTGTCAGGATTAATGATATTCTCCCGTGGTATGATGATTATGTTGGCACAACTGAGGAGCCGGTCAAGGAACGATTCATCGACACGCGAATCCCGCAGGTCGACAGAGTCATTGCTCGAATCCTTGAGAGCAAACATCTCAACGCCGCAGAGGAAATCGAGAACAATACCGACGAATATATTGAGGCCGCCCGAATTGCAGAGATGCTTTGCAATCAGCAAAAGGCATTGGTCAATATGAAACAACTTGGTGGAGTTGTTATCAACAAAGCGAACCCGAACGAATGGGGAACCGCATTCCCCGATTGGTGAACTATGGCAGTAAGCGACATTATCGTCAAATTCGGCGCTGACCTGACCGCACTCAAGGCAGGTTTCAACGAAGCGCAAAAAGGAACCGGCGACTTCGAGAGCCGCATTAAATCGGCGGGCTCGAGCGCGACGGCAGCCGGAGGTATGATGACCGCCGGACTGACCGCCCCGCTCATGGGAATCGCCGCGTTTGCGATGAAATCGGCGGTTGATGTCGGCGGCGCGTTCAAGACTATCCAAAAGGCAACGGGCGCGACCGGGCCACAATTTGAATCATTGAAGGGTTCACTCAAAGACGTTTTTGGCAAACTTCCTGTCGATGCAAACGACGCGGCGAGTGCAATCGGTAAGTTGTCTCCTATTCTCACGACTATCAATCAAGGAGCAACGGTCTCACGAAAAGAGATGACCGATGCGTCGACCGCATTCTTGCAGTTCGCGAAGGTCACAGGAACCGACGTCACAGCGGACGTCACGACATTAGGAAAAGCGTTTACAGCGTTCGGCGTCACTGCCGACGAAGTCCCGGGAATGCTCGGCGAAATAAATGTTGCATCCCAAAAGACAGGAGACTCAGCTGATAATTTAACGGCGTCGATATTAGCGGCAGCCCCTACGTTCACGACGATGGGCTTCTCAATGACCGAAACGACGGCCATGATGGCTCAACTCGACATGAGCGGAGCCAAAGGAAAAGCCACAATCTCGGCGTTAACCAAAGTTATGAAAGAGGCAGGAGAGGCAGGCAAAGACCCTAAGAAAGCATTAGCTGAACTCAATACAGAACTCAAGAGCGGAACGCACACGTCAAAGGAAGCGACCGAGCTTTATAAGACCTTGGGAGCAAAGGGTTTTGCTAATTTATCAACGGCTGCAAAGTCGGGAGCGTTAGACATTAACGGGCTCACCAAAGCGATGAAAGAAGGCTCAGGCGGACTCGACGAGCAATATAAAAAGACGCTCGGGTTTGGCGACAACTTAAAATTGCTCACCAATAAACTCGAACTCGCGTTTCAACCGTTAGGGACTGTTATCTTTAAAGTATTGAACATGCTGCTCGACAAGGCAACCCCGATAATTAATTTTGTTACGATGCTATCGGAAAAGTTTGCAGATATGTCGCCAAATATTCAGATGGTCGTCGTCGTTCTCGGCGGGCTCTTGGCAGCACTTGGCCCCATCCTACTTATTGTCGGGAAGTTGATGACGTCATTCACTCAGATACAAAAGGCAGTCACAACCCTTGGGCCTATGATGGGTAAACTCGCAGCACCGGCGGGCAAGGCAGTCGGAGCAGCGGAAGGGCTTGCGTCGAAACTGCCGGGCCTTGGTGCGTTAGGTGGAGAGGGCGGCGGCATGGCTTCGATGCTTGCGCCTGTTATGCCGTTGCTTACGCCGATACTTGTCGCAGTTGCGGCAATCGCCGCAGTGTTCGCGGTTCTCTACGCAACGTCAAAGACATTCCGAGACGTCGTCGGCGGAATCCTCGGGAAGTTTCAAGAGTTGTTTGCATGGGCTGGCAGGTTTGTCGGCGTGTTAACGTCGGGCAATTTGGGCGGCGCGTTCGATATGCTCAAGAAAGCAATCGGAGACGTCGGCCACATGTTCGCGACGATTGATTGGGGGGGCGTCGGTCGAACGATTATCAAAGTATTCCAAGAATCCTTTGCAACTATTTCGGGGGCGGTCGGGCCGTTCATAGGCACGATAGGAAAAGCTCTAGGCGGCGCATTTGATTCTCTCAAGAAAATAGATTGGGGTGGTATGTTTGCGGGGGGCCTTGACGCGGTCGCGAAGTTCCTTGATTCACTCTTGAACTTTGACCCCGGGCCGATGATTGATTCTCTTATCAGCGCGATAGGCGGAGCTTTTGATTCTCTATTCGGCGGCGGCGGAAAGGCCGATGTCAAAGGAGCGACGACGACCGGAGGAAAAGCGGATTTGGGCGGCAACTTATCAAAGAGCGTTGAGAAGGCCGGGCCGGACATACTCGGCAAACTCGGGAACGTCTTTGTCAAACTCGTCGGGCTGCTTCCGGCAATATTCATCAAGGTTGCATCAGCCCTTGCGACCGCACTTGGAAAGGTTGATTGGGGTACAGTCTTTAACAAAATTGGTGTCGCTATCGTAGCCGCTGTTAAAGGCGCTCTTGGCCCGGCTCTTTCGGGGGCGGTTTCGGGAGCGGGAGGATTCCTCGGAAGCTTATTCGGAGGAGCGGGGGCGGAGATAAGTAAGTTCCTCGGGACTCTCGCTTCGAGTGTCGGGACATACCTCGGCGGCTTTGGTCAGTGGATTTGGAATGCCGTCATTGCAGTCTTTAAACTTGATGTCAAACTATGGACATGGCTCGCAAACACGGTCAAGACTTACGCGGGCGGCTTTGGTCAGTGGATTTGGAATGCTGTTATCACGGCGTTTAAATTCGATGTTAAACTATTTACGGCGGTTATCACAGCGTTCTCGCAATTCGGCGCGAAGCTTTGGGACTTAGTCAAAGGATTAGGCGAGAAGATTAAGACGAACGTTTGGGACAAACTCGCAGGGTTCGGAGCGTGGCTCATTCAACAAATCGCAACGATTGGCTCAAGGGCGTGGAGTTGGATTAGTGGAGCACTCGGCAACTTTGGGAATTGGCTTATTACTCAGGTCACGACGATAGGTTCCCGTATATGGGGATGGATAAGCGGAGCGGTCGGCGGGTTCGGGAATTGGTTAATCACTCAAGCATCGTCGATAGGTTCAAAGATTTGGTCATGGATAAGCGGAGCCGTCGGGCAATTTGGTTCATGGCTTGGAGGTCTTGTCTCAGGGATTGGTTCGACGATTTGGAGCAAGATAACAGGAGCCGTCGGTTCGTTTGGTTCGTGGCTCGGCGGCCTCGTCAGTGGAATCGGCGGTTCAATTTGGAGCTCAATTGTCTCAGCGGTCTCGAGCTTTGGGTCTCACTTGGTCGACCTTATCAAAAACGTGACGTGGGATTTGAGCGGGATAGGAACCGCACTCACGAACGCAATCAAAGGCGCGTGGAATAACACAATCGGCGGGCATCACTCATTCCTAGGAATCTCATTCGACGTTCCCATGATTGCGAGAGGTGGAGTCATACCGGCCACTCCCGGGGGGCGCTTATTCGTAGCGGGGGAAGGCGGTGAGTTAGAGGTCATGGTTCCCGGACACAGAGTCGGCGAGTCATGGGACAGCCTACTCAGCGGGCCGGACGCTTTGCCACATCTTGCTAAAGGGGCGGTCATTGGAGCAAATATTCCGTCGACCGCGCACGCAGCCGCGCAACCGGCAGCAAAGGGCGGAGATACGTTCATTTATCAAACGTATGTGACCGTTGACTCCGAGGATATGACCCGCAAGGTCTTCAAAGCACAGAGAGACCTTACCGACTTTGTGAATTTAGGGAGATAAAACATGGCGGAGATATGGACTTTAAAATGTAGTGATGGTGAGGAATACACGTTCCGCACGTTGAACGCTCCAAATGACTTCACTTATTACGGACGTTATCACCTACTCAAAGGCGCGACGGGACACCATGGCATGCCTGTCAAATACACATCGGATATTGTGCCCGGGATGGCCGGAGAGGAACTTCGGGAGGAACAAAGACCCGTGCGGGAGATTTATATGCCGATTCGGATACAAGGCGCAACTCCCTCAGAGTTTAGCGAAGTTAAACAGGCGTTGCGGCGCTCACTCGTGCCAAAGAACCTTATCGAACTTTGGATAACTAATGAGGCTGGCGACACTCGCGTTTGCTATATGAAGTATCTCGAGGGCTTTGATAAAGCGGTCGATGATGACAAGAGGGCTCCGAATTGGATTAACATTCCGCTTAGATTGGTAGGTTTCGACCCTTACTTTTATGATATACCAGGCAACGAAATCACTCACACGATAGGATACGAGGCCCCGACAAAGCCGTTCTTTGATGCCGACCCGTGGTTTTGCACTCCTTGGAGAATAGGGGCGGCGGGAGTTCAGAAGCAATGGGTCGTTGTAAACGACGGAGACGAGGACGCATACCCTCTTTGGACAATTCTCGGCCCGGGTAGAGCGCCGAGTCTTGAGAACCTCACGACAGGCAAAACATTCTTGCTCAACTATAACCTTGTTGCGGGCGAGGTCGTGACTATTGACATGCGTGACAACGCGCATACTGTCTATTCTAACCTTGGAGGTGTAGAATTAAACCTCCGCAAATATATGGACAAGGTTTCGCGGGCGATGTGGGCGCTTCAACCCGGGTCGAACGTCTTACAGATAGAACTCAATGCGGCACAAGGGGCGGCAGCGGTTACATTCAGCTTTTTAAATCGGTTTGAGGGCGTTTAAAATGGGGATACCTCTATTGGTCGACGCAGGTTGCGAGGTTATTATGCGCGACGCTGACATGGAGGACAACGGAGAACTCCGCAACCTGCTCAAGTTCGCGACAACTCTGCGACTCGACCAAGTCTCAAGTTGGCAAATCGACATGCACACTTCCGACTTTAACGCGCTCAATGCGGGCGGCAAGTCGTTCTCAATCGGCGGCGGAATAATGTTCAAACGTGACGAGGAACTCCTTATGAGTGGCCCCGTGCTGATGATAAAAACGCACTACGTCGCGGGCGATAGGACAACGTCAATCGTCGGAGCCGACGACAACTTTTGGCTTATGACCCGGATTTGTTATCCGGTCGTTGAAGGAATGATTCAAGAGAACGGCGCATATCGGTTCGGCGTCAAGAAAGCCGCCGAAGGTTTGACGACGACGGTCGCAACTGACGTTGTCAAAGGACAGCCAAATATTATTGTCAAGAATGCCGACGGATTCTTGCCCGGGTCGACAATCACGGTCGCAACAAACGGAGGCGTCCCGGGAGGGATAGTTAAGATTGCCGCAATTGATTATCCTCAGAACACTCTTATTACAAATTATCCAACACTCGGGCCGCATCCGACAGGGACATTAATCACGCAGAGCGGCACAAACAACGCGATTATTGACGACCCGTCATGGGTAGGTTACGACACGCGCACAGGCAACGCCGAGACGGTCATGAAAGAACTCGTCGTGTTCAATGCTGGCATACATTCATGCACCGATAAATTCGGCCCCCGTGCGATTCCGCACTTGACAATTCCAAGCAATCACGGGAGGGGCAACGTCGTCACGGTAAACTCACGCGGAGAGTTCCTTTTGAATCAGGTTCAAGCGACAGGACTCGCGGGCGTCCTCCACTTCCAAATAAAACAGGTAGAACAAGACCTCGTCTTTGACGTCTTTAATGGGGACGACCTGACGCTCAATGATGACCTTGTGTTCTCAGTCGAGGCGGGCAATCTTAAAGAGTATGAATGGAGCATCGGAGCGCCGATTGCAAACATGCTTATCGGCGCAGGGCCAAATGCAGGGCCCGCAAAAATTATGCAACCGTCCGCCGACTTGGTGTCAATCAACGAATACGGGCGGTTCGAGGGATGGAATAATGCTTACACAGGCAACGCCGCAACGACTGATTCGACTGCGCAAATAGTGGCTAATATGGATGCAACGAACCAGCTCTCACTCTTAACGCAAGCGAACAATAGTTCGATTGTTTTGACGATACAAGAGACTGACCAAGTCCGTTATCCGAGAGACTTTGACCTCGGCGATAAAATCCGCATAATGGTCGACGACGAACCGACTGACCAAATCCTCACAAACGTCAGTTATACAATACCGGCGGGGAGTGCAAGCGGGTCGGGGTCGGCAAGTGCAGCATTCTCAAAAATGCAGATGAATCGTTCAATGGTTAAACTGAACTATCAAGGGGACTTGATTCGACAATTGATGCTTAACAATTAGAGGCAATAGATGGTAACTCCGGTCAGATTGATTGCGCACGGCGGCGTTGTGAGCGATGCTCCTTGGCTAGCCGCAAAGGGCTTCGACGAGGCGGGCCTTGTTGTATATAATGGAGAATGCCCGAGTTCTGCGTTTATCCATAATGCCGGAATAAAATATGCAACGCTCAATCCATTCAATGATTCAGGAGACCCGCCGGGTAGCAACGGAGACCACTATGCGGGCTATATGCAAACGATTAAAAACGCCGGATGGGACATGGTTGCGGGCGAGGGCCGAGGCGGAGACAATATTCGGGTCGTCAATAATTATCGTTGGTATGTCAATTATGGAGGAATTGTCGGAGACCCTAATTGCGGCAATCAATGGCAAGCCGATATGTATGCGTCCCCGTGGTTTCATCCTAAGAACGGGGCGCACCTTGACTACATTGAAATTTATGACAACTGCAAACGGCTTATCGCCGACTCTTGCATTGCCTCAATGAAAGCGGCATGGCAAGCGGGAGCAGTTGAAGTCGGGATACTTGTCGGCGTTTGGATGGCAGGGCACGGCGTCTCAAGTCAAACACTTATCGGTATTATTGATAAGGCACGGTCGCAGGGAATCCCATGCAATAATGTCGCGTGGTGGTGCGGGTATAGACCGAACGACGTTGTCGCGGCGCTTAAATCAAGCGGCGGAGAAACGGGCTGCGCCGAGCAGTTAAACGGGATTATAAACCACTATGGCGTAAGGCACGGGATAGGCAGCACAGGCGGGGGCGGCGGGGGCGTTACACCTACCCCGGCAACTCCTCAAGCGCATATTTGGTATGGTACGTATGACTCAAAGTCGCTTTATACGCAAACCGTCGATGTCGGTGCGACTATGGCAATGCAAGGGATACAGGGATTCACACTCAACGGGGCCTGGATTCCCGTCGCTAAACTCACCGCCGCAGAAAAGTCGGCGCTCCTTGGTCTTGTGACGACGTATCAAGTCACCTCGGGCGGGACGGTTCAAACGCCGACGGTGACGACAAGCCTACTTGTCATGTTGTATTTTA